AAACGATTGAACCGATTATCCCACAAATGACTAAGGTTATGGAATCATATTTCAAGCGCTTAGAAAAGAGCCAATTAGAAAAGATAAAAGCTTTTCTAGATGGGACTGATTACCGCAATAAGTCAAACGATGAAAACGGAAATAATTTAGATGCTTCAAATGTGAATGAAGTTTTATTCAATGAGCCTAAATGGAATAGTATTTTAATTTCGGATGTCGGCACTTTTTCATTGCGCGCTTATACGTCATCTATCGTACAAGTTAAAACGGAATTAGGCGGTTTTGGAATGTTCGTTGAATCCGATCATTTAGCCGCTGAAGCTGCAAAGAAATTGACATCTAACATCGTTGGAATTAATAGTCGTTTGCGCGAGAATATCAAGAATGCAATTGTCGGACAGTTGGATAAGGGCGGTACTCGCGCGGATATAATAGACTCTGTTCAGAATGAATTCCAAACCTCTTTTGCACGAAGCACAACAATTGCACGGACTGAGACGGGAATAGCGATGAATACAGCCCGCTGGGATGCGATAAGTGTAGAGGTAGATACAAAGCAATGGATTAGCTCAAATGACGCTCACGTGAGACCTACACATCGCACGTTCGCGCATATGGGATCTAAGCCGATGGATTTTGAATATGCTCATGGATTGCAGCACCCACAACAGGATACCGCCGAAGCAGCCGAGATTGTGAATTGCAGATGCGTACTTGTTCGGGGACGCAAGTAATGCGATTCGTAAAGGAATTAAATGACTACTCAATTTATGAAGAGGGATGTTGTGGAAACATCCTCTTCGCTTGCTCGGTTACATCCAAAGGCATTTTAATGAAAAGGGATTTACTGAGCATTGAAGAAGCAGAAGATTGGATTTTAAAAAACCCTTTAAAATAATTATTGCAATTGTTAAAAATAGAATACTTACAAAATCTAAATTGATTACATACAAAGGAACTTATGCCTAAATCACTTGAAGAAATTATCAAACGTAGAAGCGCAGACGGAAACGGATGTGAGATTTTTGGCCGTATTTTAGATGTCAACCCAGAAATTAACGATGAAGAATATCTTCAAATTTGCAAAGATTTTAAGCGCGCGCCACAAGGTGAGGCAACTGGTGGATCTACTGAATTCGATAAGACGCGATTTATCACTTTTGTTGCTTCTGACGAAACCGTTGATTCCTACGGGGATATTCTCCGTGTTGACGGTGTTGATCTCACTCGTTTTAAAGCGAAAGCGGCTGCATTCATTTGTTCCCATGACATGAGAGACATCGAAGGGGCTTGTGGCGTTATCGTAAACGCGCGTAAGGCCAAGAATGTAGAAGGATCACCTAATGGTAAGGCCGTATTAGTTACGATCTATTTTCCAACTGCTGAAGAAGATGAAGACGCTGATTATATTTTTAAGAAATATAAAGCGGGAACGTTGAATGCGGTCTCAGTTGGTTTTACTCCGATTGCTTGTAATGATCCACCTCTGAATTCTCCCGAGCGCAAGGCCATGGGGCTAGGGCCGTATGGTGTTGAATTCACAAAGTGGTCACCTTATGAATTGAGTGCGGTGACTGTTGGAGCAAATCCAAACGCGCTTATGCAACGTACACTTAAAAATGAAACTACTGATAAGATCATTAAAATGATTGAAGATCAGAATTTAGTAATTGCAGAACTCTCAAAAAATATCACATCGTTGGTGGCTGAAAAATCAAAGGAAAGCGAAGACAAGGGGATTAAACCCGTTGCTCAGTTGCGTGATTACTTTGATGCTAATCCGCTTGACGTGACGATTAAGTAACAAAACAAAACCAACGAGGATAAGAAAATGACACCAGAAGAAATGAAACAAATTGCAGATGCTGCGGCTAAGGCTGCGCAGGAAGCCACTCAGAAAGCTATCGATAATAATAGCGCCGAGATGACCGCGCTTAAGGATCAAGCAGTCGCTCATGCCAAGGAAATGAAAGAACTCGCTGCACAAGTAAAGTCGGGCGAAGCAGAAGTAACCCGTGTGGGCGATACTCTGCACAAGGTAGCCAAGGCTGCTGGACATGTTTCGCTTGTGCGCGATTTGGGCGCAGGAAAGAGCGAACTTAACCATGACAAAGCAAAGATGTGGCGTGGTATGCTTACAGGTAATTGGCACGGTGCGGATAAGGAAAAGGAAATTGCCTTTGCAGTCCGCGAAAAAGCTTTGCAGACTGGAGAGGGCGCTGCGGGCGGTTTTGTACTTGCTACGGAAATGTCTACAGATATTTTCGAGGCAGTCCGTGACCGTAACGTTCTCGCTGAACTTGGATGCATGAATATTTCTCCAACCCGTTCACGCTTTGAATTACCGGGTGTCGATACCGGAGCAACTGGTTATTTTACTGGTGAAGGCAATGCAATCAGTATTTCCGATATGAAGTTCAAGCTGATTGCTATGGAAGCTAAAAAGGCTGCTGCAATTGTTGCCGTTTCAAAGGAAATGATTGCCGCCGCTGATTCCGCTATTGTGTCTATCATTGAGCGAGATATGGCCGCTTCTTTGGCTTATGTCATCATGTACAATGCTTTATACGGTAACGGTGCCAATAGTACTCCTCTCGGACTCGCTAACATGCCTGGCATCACCAAGTATGCACCACAAGCAGACGCGACTGGAAGCGCGCCTACTAAGAAATTTCTTCGTCAAATGAAGTCTTTTGTACCGCAGAAGTATGTTTCTAATTCGTTCCGATTCTTGGCAAATGCTAATACAAATGCTCAGATTGCTACGCTATTGGAAGTAGTTTCTCCAACTGCATCTTCTCTTGTTTCTGATGACGTTTTGATTCGGAATGCTTACGGAACAGCATATAGCACTTCAGGCCATGTCGCATCAAATAAAACCCTTTCCACTGGACATGATCTTTCCGATTTGTTCTATGGCTCATGGGAAGAATTTGTATATGCAACTTGGTACGGTGGAATGCGCATTGAATCTACCGTCGAGGGTGGAAATGCATTCGTTAATGACCTCATGCTTTTCAAGGCAGTGATGCCTGTGAATTTTGCTTGTCGTCGTCCTGATACTTTTGTTCAGGCTCCTTTTGTGAATACAATTTTGAGCTAAGAAATACTTATCCAAAATGCGGGGCTTCACGGCTCCGCATTTTTTATATTTACAGAAAGAGGAAATAATGAAATACAAAGTAAAGAGATACGAAAACTACATTGAATTTTATCCCGGTACACAAGACATAAAACAGGTTTTTGAAGAGGGATCAATTATTGAAGTTGCGGATATTGAAAATGACATCCAGAAGTATAAACTTGAAAAATGCACAGAAGATGATTTTAAAAAACTAGTAGAAGAAGAAAAGAAAGATGTTATTTTAGATGTGTTCGATGATACGCCTATTGTTCCTATCACTACTTTGTCTTCTGACGAGAAGAAACGCGCAGCGCAGGAAAAACTACGTGCAGGGCAAAATACCTAATCCGCGTACACAAGGCCCACTAAGTGGTCGCAAAGACGGGCAAAAGCCGCTCTAAAGGACACCTATGTTACTTACTACGAAAGATCGATTCTATAACATATTTCCAGAGAATAAAAAGGGAGTTGGCGACTTATCCTTTAATCTTGCTTTGGATATGCGTATAAACTCAGTTTCTCATGCTGTTGAGAAATATCTACGCCGTGGAATTGAGGCTATATCAAGAGTAAATAGGTTTGCTCCTGAAAATGGACGGGGAACAAAGCAGATTCGCTTATCTGCATTTCCCGTTATTTCGATTGCGTCGCTTACTATTTTCGGTGATTTATATACTGAGAATGAAGATTACACGGTGGATAATGAAAGCGGTGTCATATCATTTCAGAATCATATTTTCCGTGAAACTCCGTTGTATGAGAATGCTATCGTAGTGACCTACATTGGTGGCATGGCGATTGATACCGCCGAATTTGATTTGAACTATCCTGATATTGAATCAGAGGTATTAACACAAATTCAGTTCGAGCTTACGCGCATTAAGACTATCGCCCTTAAGTCAGAATCTAACGGCGCGTCAAGCTCGCAACTGAATGAATATGGATTTACAAACTCGCTTATTGCTTGTCTTGATAGATATCGTAAGGTGA